CACCCACTTTCTCAACCATTGTGTGAACAATTGCGTAGAAAATCAAACTCTCTAGCTCAAAAGTATAACCATTTCCCATTGAGGAAAATGACTCTAGAGCTAAAATTGAATTTGATTTTTCATCCATATTAATGTGGCCAGTTCTTCCCCAATTAAGGAGGTCAAACCAGTCAGGACAAAATTTCAACGCCATCCACACTGCGATATAAGCCAGTGTATTACTCGCATTCAACAAATCGTCTGTAACGGTTTCGCCAGTTATCGACCCGAGTAAGGCCAACATCTGATTTTTTGTTTGATATTTTAAACTATTACCAAACAAAGCTAACCGCTCCCGTATTTTAGAACCTATTGCCTTTTGAAAGGGCATACTTAAATTAGGTTCAGTTACGGTAGTACGAAGAGTCTTTGCATTTTTTGGAACCATACCGAAGATACCGAAAGCTACTTGTGGTTGTTTATACCACAATTCATGGTAGCCGCAGTATAAAGGCATCGTGTCGATCCATGAATCCCAAAAAGATGGAAACATCTCATTGGATGGTTTACGACAAGGATGCATCGATATGGAGCATTCTGGAACCGCTTTAAGTTTAAAGCGGGGAGTGATATTTTCTCCTCTGCACGCACTACTTTGACCAGGTCCGAATTGGAAATTAAGCTCAGAAAGAGCCGGCGCCTTTCCCAAGATACGACTGATTTTCCGCAAAACGTCTGTTAAATCAGATTTTGCGCTAAACAGATCTTGTTTAGATTCGTATAAGTGGAAAAGACGCTGGTTTGTATTTCTGCACTTCAGTTCGGTTTCAATGAAGTTTATTAGACAATTGCGTTGTTTATCAACGCCATCTAAAGTAAGGTCAGCATTTTTTGAATATAAGCTAACCACCTGCCTTGCACAACGAAATTCACGAATAGTGGACTCGTCAAACACAGTAGGATCAACATTGAATACTGCCAGCCGATTAAAATCATCTGAATCAACGAGCCTTTTGAGCTCTTCAGAGTAATAACCAGCTTGGTCAGCGAAGAAAAGCGCAATAGTCTTCGTGATTTTTGCGGACTTCTCTTTTTTGTACTGATCATAGAATTTACGTGGTTTTGGTTTACTGGAACTGTCTTTCTTTTTCGATTTCATGGTTGTTTTCATAAAATACACCTTTTAAATGATGAATTATAGGAGGCTAAAGAAATAAAATTAAAGCCCGGATTTAGTTTGGCATTTCGTTCTTATCGAACGCATATACAAACTGATATCCACAATTAGGCGCGGCCAAGCACTTTCGTACTAGGTTCCGTGCTTCCTTGTTTTGAGCTTCTGTCGCGCGCGTAGTCGTTATACTATCAACGTTGTATCGGATAGGAAACGCTAGTTTTGCGGCAGCAGTATAACCTGAGGAATTGTTTCCGGTTACTACTTCCATAACAGGCAGATAGACAGTAAACCGTTTTCGCAACTCGCGAGAACCACGTTTAGTCGGAAGATTTATTAGTTGAAGAACGATACAAGACTCCTCGTTAGAGGGTCCAGACTCGCGCCACCATCTAGTATCACCGACCGCTTTTATGGCTTTATAAGTCACGGAAGTTGTGTCGTCTGCTAAAGTTATGGTAAAGTCAGCGAAAGTTGACATAAAGTATACCTCAATTCTAAATAGTTAATGTTAAAAACAAGAAACGTAAGTCCAAGGTTGTAGATTACCTTCAACAATATCTAATGTTTTATTATTCTGCCTGCGGATGTGTTTAGGCCAACCAACAACGCTAAACCATTTAACCAGTGCTCAGGAACGAGTCTTTTGTTAAATGACGGTGTTGGAAGATGTGAAATGCCTTCACGCCATCCTTGATACTCTCTTTTTACTGTAACATATCGTTCAAATGGTTTCCCAAACGGGTACGATACACTAGTGCCTTGTGGAAACAAGACGGTTGGTCCCGGCATTCCTGCCTGAACCACAGTTCTAATTGAGTAATCAGACTGCCAAACTTCACCCCATTCGAAATTACGAGTATTACCGTGCGCCTCAAGGAAATCCGAGAGGTGTAATGTCCAGTCAAAGACGAAGGACAGCCAGGTAACAGCCCATAAATCGTACAGGGGGTTGTTTATAGACATAAGGGTTGAAAAGCTAGGGGGTTGAAGTAATATCGCGCGTATTTCTTTGCGCACTTCATAGGATGCTAGAACATCACATCCATTCCCTCTGACGTACTCTGTTACTTTTCGAGTACGCCTTGCTTTCACTCTCTGCTTATTAGTTCTTAAAAGCGACGTAGAAAGTAGATTAGCTACGGCCTCAGCACCACTATACATATCACTGAGTAAAGGGCGAACCCCGTACTGAACAGCGAGTATATCGGATGCAATTGCCTCTTTCGAGGTAATATAATGCCATAGTCTATCACTACGTACTTTGTTCGGGTTATAGGACTTGTCAAGTAGAGGAAAACGTCTCATGACATCTGCGTGAGCAGTGCCTTTGAGACCCCTACTTGCTAACAACGCCTGTTTCATCACTGCAAAATCTCTTTTCTTTACACCGTAGAGAAAAGATGCAAGACGATGTGCAGCGTCATTGATCATACGTATAGGCTGATGAGCCTCAGCGAGGAATTCCCCGCCGTTAAAAGTATGACCTCTAGCCTTGTTGCCAACTTTGTTATTTAACTTTAAACTATCGTTATCAGACCACGCATCAAGCGCGTTCCAATTAACCGATGGCCATAAGTTGTTGGCGCCGAACTGCTTCACTGTGCCGTTGTCTGTCCATTGGACAAGACTAGTACGCCAGTGCGCAATATCTAGCAGATATGAGTGTTCCCTTCTCTTAGATTCCAGATCAACGCCGTCCCCACCAGTCCACTGCTTTGAAAAATACTCCCCAACTAACAAGTTGGTATTGAAGTATTGCAGTGTGACGTTGGAGCGACTGTCTGAAATATAAGTGCCCGCAGTCATTCTTGTATCATCATGTCAATCTCTTTCGAGCGACGTGAAATATAAGAAGCAAGCGCATTCTCGTCCACCGGACCAGCAACGACTTGTTCGATACCTTCTAACAAAGCTGACGTAATAGCCATATGTGTTCCTATTTTATAAGAATACACAATCTGCATATCACGAAGTGACTTGTAGTCAAAGCTGTTATACAATTCTTCCGCTGACCAATCGGTACACACTTCATCTCCAAGTCCAACGGACGAGGCTATAAATTGGTGTACCATAATCAACTGGATTAAATCGTCTTTAGTTAGCTCGGTATCTGTCAATGGGTCGAACGCAAGGGCCGAATCATGATGTATCTTTTTTAGTTGCTGCTCTAACTTATATGGATCAGTCTTGCGATTGACCGCATTGTATATTAGAGTTTGGTAATTAGCAACTTCAATTGAATTATTTTCCATGATGACACCTCGTTGAGTAGAATAAGAATGAAACAGATAACCCCTTAGGGAGAACCAGACATAAAGCTTAAGAAGATGCAAGATCAGGGCTCTATGTTAAACATGCAAATGTTTGACTATATTCCGGTAAATCTTGCACTCCGGCTTGCATGCTTTGGTTCCCCTTTCG